AGCCGCTACAGCAGCGCTGAATCAGCCGGTATCTTTGACTAATTTGGTAGCTCCATTTGCGACGACGGGAGCAGGTACACTAAAAGTCACGATCACTTATCGTGTGATCTCGGGACTATGAGTTATCGTTACGCGTAACGATAAAATACCCAATGGAGAGGCTATGAAAGGTCTACAACTTTTATTACAGTCGATGGGAATTAAAATTGATCCTATCGAAATCGAGAATGCTTTTCAGAGAGGGAAGAAAGCACTTCCGGAGATAGCACAGGCTTTTGATGATCTCAAAGCCGCGCAAAAACGCATCGAAGAAAAATTGGATGCTCTTATTGACTGGCGACGTGCGCAGGCGGTGATTGATGATTCGCCGGAGATAATTGAACGCATCAAAGCCGCACGCGCCATGAATGGACCGGCCCACAATGCCTGACGAACCTGTTATCATAGAGGGTGAAACCGGCCCACCCATCGGCGAGGTTGAAGGCCATACACACGAAACACCAATTGTCGTTACGGATAACGACGAATCGCCCGATGAAATTGAGGACGATATAGATGAGCTTGCGGAAGCGCTTGCGGTCCACTCGATTATCAGCGAAGAACGGCACGATGAAATTTTAGAAAGGGTAGACGAATGTCGGATGCAACTGGAGTCTTTGTCAACGACGGGGACGGCGGAAAGCCCGCTATTGACGCAGATAATGAGTCAATTAGTGGAAATACGGGCAGAACTGATGAACCTCAAATCATCAATGGATTCGAGGCCGAATCGCCCGCAGGAACAACCGAGCGAATCCCCGACAGAGGAACCGGTAAGCGAAGAGGGCGTCCTCCCGGAAGCCGAAACAACACCGCCAAAACCGCAGAGAAGGAATCGGTTCGTTTAGAAACTCTAAAAATTTCTGACCTGCTTTACTCCATCCATTTGATGGGGTCGGAGATTCTCAAAGTCCCCGAGCTTGAGCTTGACAAGGATGAATGCGCGAAGCTGGCGGATGCGATCAAAGATGTCTCGAAATACTACGTCACCGCGTTTGACCCGAAAAAGATCGCGTGGGCGCATCTCGCTATCATCGCGGGAGGAATCTATGGGACTCGTATCTTCGCCGTGCGCAATCGAAAACAGCTTGAGAAAACGCTTAAACTTGTTGCGCCGAAACCAAGCCCAAAATCGACGCCTGCTAACGCGGGCGGTCAACCGGTTCAACAAACTAATGGTATTGCGGTCGGTGGCGAAGGGTTCGGAAAATCCGCCCCCGAAATGATATGGGGGACGGGTGAAGCGGATTTGTGAGACTCCCCGACTCATCAAACCGCCTCGCAATCGTCGGCGCTACCGGTAGCGGCAAAACTCAAGCTGCGCTCTGGCATTTGTCCATGCGTGACTTCGATAAACGTCCATGGCTGATCTACAATTTCAAGACAGACAAATCGATCGATGGAATCCCCTACTCACAGCAGATCGAGCTTGACGAAGTGCCGATTCAGCCAGGTGTCTACATCGTGCATCCGCATCCCGATCAGGCGGAAGAAGTAGAAAACCAGATGTGGGCGGTATGGGAAAAACAGGGGACGGGAATCTATGTGGATGAAGGCTACATGGTGGGCCGGCAGAATCCGGCATTCCGCGCACTGCTAACGCAGGGGCGCTCCCGCGAGATACCCATGATTACTCTATCGCAGCGTCCGGTTTGGCTGGACCCATTCATTCTCTCAGAAAGCGAGTACTATCAGGTCTTCCGGCTCAACCATAAACGCGACCGTAAAAAAGTGGAAGAATTTATTCCAGCAAATCTGGAGCAACGGTTACCGGACTACCATTCATACTACTACGATGTCGGGGACAACAAGATGACGGTTTTACGTCCCGTCCCCGACATCGGTAAGATTCATGAGACTTTTGAGCGGCGATTGGCGCGGGTAAGGAAGACGGTCTAGGCTTGTGGGTTTGAACCCGTGATAGTCCGGGTTCGAGATAACATAAACGCGTGAATAAAATTTTTACGGGCGTTTTGTTCGTCCTCAACTGTGAAATTTAGAAACATCTCTTGAGCATCAGATGTTTCAAGAAATTTAGACCATGCTTGGCCTGCACTAAAAGTTGGGTATGTTTTTCCGAATTCGATTCCAGCGTTCCAAGATGTAGGCGTCATAATTTCCTCCTGAAACCATCCTACCCTTTTTACGCGTCGAAAGTCAACCACAAAATCAAAGAATTTTCGTTACGCATAACGCCAACTCTCCCCATCCTCCAATTACTACAAACGTATACCTTATTATAGTGCGTTCGCCCATGTTAACTCTGGACAACGTACCCAAAACAGTACTACAATGATCTTGACTTTGGGAGGGTATTGAGTGGCTGAATCGAGCGGCGTCATCATCTCGTGGAATCCGGCGAACTGGATCACGGTCGTACTCATGGTCGCGGTAGGCTTTGCGATCATCGGTGCGGCAACGCGAATCTGGCAGCAAAAACAGGCGCAGAGTTAGGGAGCTAAAAGACGTGGAAATCGTCAACACTTCTATACTCAAACATCCGATGAATTGGATCATCGTGCTTTTAATGGTGATGATTTTTGGTATCGGATTGCACTTGGTTCTCGACTACTACAATATCAATCCCGGAAAATAATATCGAACACACGCGAAGTTTTCGGCGCGCGTGAGAAGGCGAAAAGAAAATGTCAGCAGGCGCACAGTCACAGGCACAGCAGAACCAACAGTTGAACGCTCTCGCAAGACAGGCCATCCGCTCACGCGGTGTGCGCCGTGTACAGCAGATCTTCGACTCCACTTACACCACCAACATTCCCTCTCAGATTCAGGTGATCCCGCGCAACGTGGGACTCGTGATGGGATTCTGGGTTAAGGTGGTCGCCACCATCACCAACAACGGCGCGGCGCACACGATCATCCCCACCGATTTCGGTCCCTCCAATCTGGTGTCGCAATTCCAGCTTAACGACCTCCAGAACAACACACGCATTCAGACTACGGGTTTTCATCTCGGGTTTTTGAACACGTGGAAAAACAAGCGCGCGTTCGCGTCGGCGCTGACAGGTGTTCGCGGCACGAACACCGGCAATCAGACAACGGGCAACACGTATTTCGGTCAGGATTCACCTATCGGATACGGCTCAAACTGGACCGAGATTTCCTCGCCGGCTTCCATCGCCTCGGGCGGTGGTACCGGAACGCTGACTATGTGGTGGTACGTTCCGCTTGCGTACAATCCCGATGCGCCCGGTACGCCGGATTTTCGCGGCGCGGTTTATGCCAACGTAGTCAACGCCACTTGGCAGTTGCTTGTCAACACGCCCGGCACGTACGGTAATGTTCTGGTCGCCGCTTTCGGCGCCGATTCCACTAACGCCGTGATGGTTCAGTCGGCTGCTGAAACAGTCTCCGCTGTAATTTCGAGCTATGAACTGCGCGTGTATCAGGACTACTACGACCAGCTTCCTACCGGCAACGCGGGCGTTTTGCTGCCGATTCTCGATCTTGCGACGATATACGAAATGAAGTACACGTCGCAAAGCTCTATCACGGCGGGACAGGATTTTCCGTATCAATACGCCAACTTCCGGCAGTTTCTTTCGACGCTCGCGGTTTACGTCAACACCGCTTCAACGGGCGCGCGCGGCGTGGGCGCGGACATCAATTATTGGGCGCTTCAGGCAGCTAATTTTTCCAACATCTGGAAAGAGGAGCCAAATCTTATTGCGCTGCAATCGCGGCAGCATATCGGACTCGATTTTCCGCCAGGTTGCTACTGGTTCGATTCGCGCAATCGTCCCATCTCGACCACGCAGTACGGAAACATGGAATTGATTCTGAACGCGTCCACAGCGGGCACTGGCGCGTATGAGCTTGTTTGCGTAGAAGATTTCGCCATCGTCCAGACTCTTTCGATGGCAGGTTCGCTCGCGGCATCGTAAAACGATGCTGTAAAATCCGGTGAGCAACTGGCGCGGCTAAATTCCTCCGATTTACCGCGCCAGTTTTTTCAGGAGATTTATGAACGCTCAAACTCAACAGGACGGATTGGTCGGTTCCACTCTCAACTGGTTCGCGCATCCGTTTAACTCATCCGGCAACGCGCTGACGTGGGTGTTGTTCGTTGGCTTGCTCATCATCGCCGCATGGGGCTGGAACCACATTCTACTTCAAATTCAAGGAGAACTCTAAAATGCAGGGTTGGCATTGGGGAATGATCGTGTTGTTTATCGTGGCCTATCTCATCGGTGTGAAGTTTCCGTCGCCGGGACAGAAACTTTTTTCCTCTGTCGGAATGTAGGAGATTTTGTGGACGAAAAAGACAAACCGATAACGGACGCGGAAAACTTCCCGAAAACAGAGGAAGCCGAAGCTGCGAAGTTTACCCGACTCATGGTCGGTGTGGAACAGGTAGCATATCTCGATGGTTGCGCCGATGGCTATCGCAAAGCCACGCAGGATTTCATGATGTGGGGATTGGCGTTTTTCGCACTGTCGATGCTGGTGTCTGCTCTGTACCCGAAACGGTAATGCCGCAAACCTCCACAATTGCTTTCGCGCTTATTATAGGCTTCATTGTCTACATCACTGTGCGCGGGCAATTGCCGGGGTATCTTGGCGTGATCGGGTTAGGCTCACAACCTGTAGCATCGCCCGCAACGCAATCGAGTACCGCTGTTAATGTGGTGGGTAAAATCGTTGGGGCTTTAGCGCAATGAACTGGCTCAAAAAACACTGGAAATTGCTGACCGTTTTTGCGGTCGGAATTCCGGTCGTCTATTGGTTGTGGCAGAAATATCAAACCAGTTCGCAAGGTAGTTCGCAGGCGCAGAATACCACGCCAACCGACAGCACACAGTATGCTACACAATTTGCTGTCGGTGGATTAGGCGGTTCAGGCAGTGGAGGATATAGCGGCGCAGTGGATTCGTCGCCAGTTTCAAGCGCGCCCGCACCTGTATCTTCCACCGCGCCGAATACTACCGCGCCTGCCGCGCCCGCATCTACCACGCCCAGCGGTCCGCCGCAACCGGGTGAAGTTTTAGCTCCTAACGGTGTGTGGGTGGAACCGGGCGCGCTCGCGCCGTTGACGCCGACCACTAGCGCTCCACCGCCTGCACAAACTTATGGCGGTGGCGAAGGACTTGTATCGACGCTTTTTGGCGCGCGCTCCGCTACGGGTTTCGGTGGTACTCCCGGTAGGGTTGGAATATCGGATGATCTAATACCACCGGTTTCCAATGGGGAAATGCCGCCCGCGCAACCCATCGAAACGCCGGGTGGATCGTATGGAGAACATTCCGTGCTCTCTGCCATCACAAATAGAACACCAATTATCGGCGCGCCGATTGGAACACACCGCTGATGCCATTCGCTCTCCTGATTGTTGGCGTCTTTCTACTCATCGCTGGAGTGCGCAATACACAGGACACTCTTTTTTCGCTAGTTAAATCAGACTTCACCGGGACTGACAATTTCATATTCTGGTTTCTGGCTATCGTTATCATCGGCCTGATTGGGTATGTCCCGAAACTGAAGCCGGTTTCTACCGCATTTTTGGGATTGGTAATTGTCGTACTGTTTCTCAAGAAAGGAAACTCCAGTGGAAGTGGAGGTGGATTCTTTGCTCAGTTTACATCGGCTATCAAAGGTACGCAAAGCACGCCGGCGTCTCCATCATCTACCGCGCTGCCTGATTTACCATTGGGAAATCTTGGAGGAAGTAACGCTGGTTTGTCCGCATCGGCATCACTGAACACGGCTAAGCAACATCTCGCGGACATGCTGAATCAGGACGAACAATATTTTATGAGGTTGACCACGCAATGAAAATCGGCGAATCCATCATCACGGTTTTGACGGCCATCATAGGCGTAGCAATTATCGCCGTGCTTGTCAGTAAGCAAGCGGACACGTCCAATGTGGTCAAGAGTGCGGGTGCGGCGTTTTCGCAGGTGCTTGGCGCGGCAGTAAATCCGGTGTCAAATGCATCAGGACTTTCATCGTTAGGTTAGGAGTCATCATGAGTGAACAACTTCTTTCGAGCGTTACCACAGTGCTCTTGGCTATCGTGGGAGTCGCGATAATTGCGGTACTGGTTTCGCGCAATGCGAATACTACCGGCGTCATTTCGGCGGGAGGATCAGCGTTTGCAAACGACCTCGGAACCGCCTTGTCTCCAGTGACGGGTGGCAGCTTCGGAAGCTTTACACCGCTTTCCGCTTCGCTCGGGTAAGCTTGTGAAATTTGCCGATTCCATCGTGACTGTTTTACTCGCTATTGTCGGCGTGGCGGTTATTGCCGTGCTGGTGAGTAAGCAGGCGCAGACAGGTTCTGTGTTGGGGGCGGGTGGGTCGGCTTTTGCGCAGTCTCTTGGATGCGCTCTTTCGCCTGTTACGGGAGGATCGTGCGGAACATCGATCACTTCCAGTATCAGTTTTCAATGAGGTAAATATGGCGCATCCTGCATTACGAAAACGCATCGTTTCGACGCCGACAGTTTCCGATGCTTCTGGTACACTCAATCGGGAGTTACCTGCGGATGTTCCTCCGCAACGCAATATGCAAACAGGCGGATTCGCGCGTATTTTTTCCGGCTTATTTGGTACGCCGAATCCGCCGTCGTATGGAATGTCCGCGCAGGTCGCAGAACCGGGACCGAAGAGTTTCTACCTATATCATGAGGGAGATCAGTTTTCCGCTGGTTCTCCGAGCTTTGTTTTCGAGCCGACTCGCGAGCTACCGTTGTTTCCGTTTTGGGGACGCGCATTTCTTTCGCATCAGGCAACGCTGTTGAAACCATATCAACCTCCACAGGTCATGAGTGAAGCTACGGTTGTGTTGGCTGGTTTGGGCGGTCTTCAGGCGGGTCAGTTTGCGCTTCAGGGTTTGGAGGAACCAAACGCCTAGTGCCGACATGGGACCCAAGTATTTCACTCGGAAATGTGCTGACTGTGGCCGGCTTTATTTTTACGCTGGTTTCGCTCCACGTAACGAACGTAAAAAGAATCGAGCAAATTTCAGCCAAATTGGACATGGTTTTTGAGTGGTGGCGTAACCACATCAGAAAGGATAGCAATGGGCGGGATTAAAGGATGGGTCGAAGAACATCCATACCTTACAGGCGGGGTGATTCTTAGCCTTATCATTCTGTACTTTTTACTCTCCAGTTCTTCGTCTTCCAGCGCGCCAGCACAGTCACAAGGTGTCGGCGGTAGCGGACTTTCGTCATCCGATTACGCTTCTTTGCAGGAAGCACAGATCGCAGCGGGCGCGCAACAGTTTGCGCAACAGAATCAGGCGACCGAGCAAAACAACCAGCTTTCCGCACAGCTTGCGGCCACGCAATTACAGGTGGGAGCACAGTCGCAGGCAAACCAGCTTGCAGCAAACGTGCAACTCCAGAATATCCTCACCTCCGGGCAAGTTTCTATGGGCCAAACAGCGGGTCAGGTCGCGCTCGGAGAAAATACTAACGCCACAAATCTCGCTCTCGGACAAGCGCAGATCGGCGGACAGGTGCAAATCGCCGGGATTCAGGCGCAGCAAAACGAGTATGATGTTGGCACGCAGGCGCAGACCATGCAGCTTGAATACAATGATGCGGTGAAAAGTCAGAGCATTATTTCGCAGGCGCAAACCGATCAGGCACAAATCAACGCGAATACACAGCAGCAAATCGCTAACTACGCAGCGCAGGTTCAGCTTGGCGCGCAAGGTGTTCAGATCGCCGGAATCAACGCGCAGGAAAATTTAGGACTCGCCGGAATCAACGCGCAACAGAACGAATACAGCGCGGGTGTCGCCGGGACTGTTTCCGAACAGCAAAACTACCTCAATTATTTGCAGGGTGTTCAGACGCAGGGAATCGGCCTGGTACAATCCGGCGCGCTGAATAAGGGTGGTTCTGGTGGTGCGAATCAGGTATCGTTTCTGAGCACGCTTTTTGGTGGGAGCGGAGCGGCGCCGACACCAACAAATTCTGGCTTTGGAATTTCCATTCCCGGTATCGGCTCTATCGGAGTCACAAATCCATGAAGCTTCAAAAAATCTTCTTTCCACTCGCGGTTGTTGCGTCGGTTCTCGCGGTGTATGCTTTCTTTCGCAAATCCGGTGGCTCACAGTCGATCACATCGCCATCTACTGGCGCGAGTGGCGTCCCTGAGGCTTACACATCACAGGGTCAGGTTCAGCCCGTCAATTATCAGGTCGCGGGAGTACCTTCCGATCCATCGCCGCTCGTAGTGCTGTCAAATCCGTTTTCATCGAACCCCGGTGGAACGAACATTTCAACGCCACCGTATCTCGCATACAATCTTGGTCCGGGAAACTTGCTGAACACACCGCCCACGATTCAGCAACCGGAAACTTCTAATTGCGGATGCGATTGCGGCGGTTCATGCGCAAACCAGTGTGGCGTTCAGAACGGTTTTTCCGACGGTTCCGGTCAGACTCAATTGGTGACGACACGTAAGAAGCAGCTAGCGCAGTCGTCACCTAAGACGTGGCAACCACAGGCTATCGCAAATGCCAACGCTTATCTGGCTCTGGAAAGTCAAATCAATAGCACACCGAATTTGACATCGTGGATGCCGGGTGGGATGATCAACTGAAATGCCTGTCGTCGCTAATGACTTCGATTACGGTCCTACGGCCACGCAGCTTATTTCCGAGTCAGCGTCTAACGATTTGGCGAGCTTCGATCCCCTTCCGATTATTAGTTCGACGGTGGCCAATACCGCGAATACGCTTGCGCCATCTGCCGGAGTCGCGCCTGTTCAACAGTCAAGCTCTAGCTCTGGCGGCTCATTTTTCGGTACGCGTGGAATCGCCATCGTTTTAGGTTTGCTTTTCATCGGCGGTTCCATCCTGCTTTTTCTTGGCGATGATATAGCTGGCGCGGTAAAGATCGCGTCAAAAGTGGCGACATAACTTCAAGGAGAAACCGTGGCCATTCAAACTGTCACTCTATCCTCAGGTACACAGATCAAGGCGACGCCGGCTATGCAGGAACATTCCGGTTTCGGGAAATTCATAACTGTGCTGGAAGCGCTGGAACCTGTCGTATTGGCGGGTGTGTCGCCGTTTGTGAAAAATCCGGCTACCGGCGCGATCATCGCTGCGGAAACGCCGGTAGCGCAGGCGTTGCTCGAAGCGCTTTCCGCGCTGTAAAACAAAACGCCCCGTGAGGTGTGAGTCTCACGGGGCAAAATTACGTTGCGATCTACTTCAGTTTTTTCAGGGCGTCTCGCGCCTGTGTGATTTGCTTCTTCAGTTCATCACGCTTTTGCCGCTTGGCGATGCGCGCCTGAAGTTCTTTAAGGCGTTGCTCGTCGGATTTAGACGGCATTATTTCTTGGCCGATTTCGGCGCCTCAATCTGCTTTGCGCCGTTGTCACCGGGGATCAGCTTGATAAGATCGGCGAGTTCATCCGTTTCGGCTTCCATCGGCATCAGATTGACCGCCTGATAACTGTAGCCGATGGGATTCTTTGCGGCAACACT